CCGTCCGGGGATAAGGTGCCATCGACCAGAAGCAGAGGAGCGGCCCGGTGGGGATCGTCATCAACATTCGAGGCACCAACGGTGCCGGCAAGACCACCCTAGCCAAGGCCTTTTTGCCGCCGAACCTGAGGGGTGACAGCCACGGAGGTCCTGTGGACCTCAACTGGTACGACTCACCCACCAAGAAGGACCCTCTGAGGCAGCTGCGAGTTGAGGGCTACGTCCGCCATTATGAGGATGAGCCCACCATCGCGGTGGTTGGGCCATACAGGACTGCCACCGGCGGTCTGGACAATGTGCCCAGCTTCGCGGTTCAGCAGGCTGCGATCTTGTATGCGCTTGGCGAGGGAAGCAACACGCACTCTCAGGTGTTCAGGGAGGTGGACGCGGTGATTGCCGAAGGTGTGTTGGCCTCCACCGTGTACGGCTCCTGGGGCGAATTCGCAGCGACCGTCAAGGACCTGGGACACCAGTTCGCCTTCTGCTACCTGCAGACGCCTCTGGATACCTGCTTCGACTGCATCCGGCAGCGCCAGGAGGCCTCCGGCAAGGTCAAGGAGATCAAGCGCGATCTGGTGGCTGACAAGTTCAAGGCCATTGCGGCGACGCGCACCAAGGCCCTGGCCGCCGGCAAGCTAGTCTACGATCTGCCGTTCGGTGGTGAGGTCGATGCCGTGTGGAAGATCATCACCGGCCGGGGAGCTGAGTATGCCGCTCACGCTTGAGCAAGCTCAGCCCCTGATCGATTGGGCCAACGAGCGTATGGCGATCTACATGCGCAAGACCTGGCTGGAGCATCGAGCTGAGGACCCCAACACCCCAGCTCGAATGAGCAGCCGCATGAAGGCGGCGTGGGGCCACGAGGCCGCAGCGTGGGACTTGAATTGGCTCACCGACGATCCTGTCATGCGACAGTTCCGCTTCTGCAACGTGTACCGGGAGCTGGACCGGGTGACGGTCTGGATCAGGGAGCACATCCGGGAGCCGTTCGCGGACCACGAGCACCTGTGGTACATGCTCGCTGCGGCTCGGTACATCAACTGGCCCGATACGCTGGCTGAGCTGATCGGCACGGATGGCTGGCCCGATGACGAGCACTTCAGCCCCGAGACCATGACCGTTGGTCTGGAGCTGCGCAAGTCTCGCGGCGTCAAGATGGAAGGTGGCGCGTATATGCTGCGCGCCGAGAGCGACCCAAACGCTCCATGGTACAATTGGTCTAAGCAACGCTACATCAGTGAGGTTGTGCTGGGTAAGCTGTGGGCTGAACGCAAGCACTGGCGCCAGCTGTTCGATGTTCCTGATCTTCGGCTCCAGGACGTGTGGCTGCGCTTCCAAGACAAGCATTACACAGGCTGGGGTCCGTTTATGGCTGGACAGGTCGTGACTGATCTGAGGTGGACCCGCTATCTGAGGAATGCCCCAGACATCCAGACTTGGACTGCTTTAGGTCCCGGTTCGGCGCGTGGACTTAACAGACTTCACGGACGCGATGTCAAGTATCCGCTCAAGCAGGACCAGGGCGTGGCCGAGCTGATCGAATTAAGAGAGCTGGTCAATGCCAACTTGGCATCGTGGATGCATCCCATCGACCTGAGCGATATTCAAAACTGTTGTTGCGAGACCGACAAGTGGCTGCGGGTCCGCAACGGCGAGGGTCGGCCAAGGTCCATGTACGTGCCTGGCCGTGGAAGCTGACACCTGGGCTGAAGCAGCCGCGATCCTTCGGCGCGAGGCTGAGGCTGCTGTATCAATCACCACCAAGCGCACCCTACGACGCTTGGCATTACAATTCGAGAAAAAGGCCGCAGCATGCTGTTCATCGACGCCCGCAATGTCAACTACGCCATCAGTCAAGGCGTCACTCTGATCCACCAGCTCGGTGTACCGGAGCCCAGCAGGGCGGGTGACGTCCTGCGGATGCCGGCTCCGGTGGCGACGATCTACACGAACCCCAACGAGCGGGTTCTATTCCACCCCTGGCGGGACGCCAACCCGTTCTTCCACCTGGTGGAGGCGATGTGGATGTTGGCTGGGCGAGATGACCTGAAGCAGCTCACGCCCTACGTCAAGCGCATGGAGCTGTTCAGCGACGATGGCGGTGTGACGCAGCCTGCGGCCTACGGTGCGCGGTGGCGCAATCATCGCTTCGAAGGCTTGGGTTGGGCTGATCAGCTCAATTGGGCCGTAAAGCGTCTGCGTGACAATCCAAACGACCGTCGCGTGGTCATCCAGATGTGGGACCCGTTCACAGATGTTGCAGCCGCCAATCGCGACAGCAAGGACGTCCCATGCAACCTGACGGCCCTGCCTTGGGTGGGCAACGGCAAGCTCCACCTGACCGTGTTCAACCGCTCCAACGACATGATCTGGGGAGCCTACGGAGCGAACGCAGTCCACTTCAGCGTGATGCTGGAATACCTGGCCTGCCGCCTCGGGTTGGAGGTGGGCACCTACACCCAGATCAGCAACAACTTCCATGCCTACGTGGAGAACGCGGGCGATCCTGACGCTTGCTGGACGAACTGGCCAGGCGGCGTGGACCCGTACGCCTACGGCACTGTGACATCCTTTGGGCTGTTCGAGGGCTTCCAAGAGCACAGCTCCGATGCTGTTCGAGAGCGCATCCTTCAGGATGACCTGATGGTGTTCTTCACCTACGGCTGGCAGGACTCAGCCACCAAGGCCAGGTGGCCGTTCCTGTCCAAGGTCGTGGTGCCGATGGCTGCCGCACACCATCACTGGAAGACCAAGCGTGGCCGGGACCGCTACGAAGGCGCGCTGGAAATCCTGGATCAAGTCCAGGCCTCCGACTGGCGGCTGGCCGCCAAGGAGTGGATCATGCGCCGCTACCTCAAGTGGGAGCAGGCCGCTGACGATGGGGTCCAGCATGTCTGATCAATCAGCGGCAGCCTACTGCCTGGACTGCGGAGCCCACAAGATGACGGCCTGCCAGTGCTCCCCTAAGCTGAGCCTGTTCGACAAGATCAGGCTCACGCGGGAAGGTGCGGCTGTGGAGCGGTGCCACATCCATCCCCACTTGATGCGCTACAGCGTCGGGATGCACACTCATGACCTCGTGAACCTGCTGATCCTGACCTGGCAGTCGGCGCACAACGGGGCGCTCCCTCGTGCTGAGCTGATCGCCATGGCCCAGGTTCACGATCACCCTGAGCGCATCTTCGGCGATATGCCGCAACCCACCAAGGTTCTGGTTGGGCCGGCACTCCAGGCCGGGGAGCTTCGGGTGGAGTACGCCATTGGGCTCCACTACCAGCTCACGCCTGAGGAGGACGAATGGCTGACCACCTGCGACAAGGTAGAATTGTACCTGTGGTGCATTGAAGAGACGGCGCGCGGCAACGTGTACTTTATGGAATGGGTCCGCGACTACGACGCCTCTTTCCAGAAGACGCCGCCCCATCCTATCTTCCTTGCCGTGATGCGAGCCGCGAAAGCTAACTGCGGCCAGCGTCTCAAGTTCGATTTACTCAAGCAGGTGGCTGGTATCTGATGGTCTACGTTCCCCAAGTCGGCGGCGCTCATTACGACGGCGAAATACAACACTGGGATGTCATCGAAGCCACTGATGTGGCTTACTTGGAAGCGACGGCCAGCAAATACATCGACCGTTGGCGCCACAAGGGCACGCCTGCGGTGGACCTACAGAAGGCCATCAGCTACCTGGAGAAGATGAACGGTCGTGGGGTGAAGCGGTCTGCGGATCGCCAGCTGCTGGAGCGCTGGTTCCACTGCCGCAGACAACACCACCAGCCGTCTGACCGGGATTGCTTGGCCCTTATCCTGCACCCCCACTACGGCACTTCGGGCCACATAGAAACTGCGATCCGCATCTTGCGGGGCATGCTGATCGAGGTCAACCAGTGATTACGGCCCGAGACGTTGTGCGAGAGGTGTGTCGGGAGTTCGGCGCACCTCGATCTATGGCCGCTGTGCTTAAGTGCACGAGAGGCACGCCGGAGGTGGCGCGTTTGCGACGTTACGCCATGCACGTCTATCGGAGCTTGCCGAACCAGTCCAACGCCTCGGTTGGCCGCGCCTTCGACCGCGACCGGACCACGGTGCGGCACGCCATCGCACGGGTGCAGGAGGAGCTGGCTCACGACGCCAAACACCAGCTGCCCATGAAGCTCGGCAACGTGATGTGCCGGGTCCGGGTGGATGACATCTGATGCTACAAGGCGCGTTGTTCCCACCGGTGGCGAAGTGGTCCGCGCCCCGCATGATTGATCTGCCCACCGACTGGAACCAGACGGATCGTCTTGGGCTAGACACAGAGACTTGTGACCCCCTGCTCAAGAAGCTGGGGCCTGGGGTCCGGCGCGGCGGCTTCATCGCAGGCATCAGCTTCGCCGTGGGTGAGAACCGCGCTCACTACCTCCCGTTGCGTCACCTCGGCGGCGACAACATGGAGGACCCGGAGAAGGCGCTGGAGTACGTTCGGGAGCAGGCCCGCAACTTCCGTGGGGAGATTGTTGGCGCCAGGTTGGATTACGATCTGGATTACCTGGCGGAAGCTGGCATCACGTTTCCCAACGCCAAATGCTTCAAGGACGTCCAGGTGGCTGAGCCGCTGCTGGATGAACTCCAGTACAGCTACAGCCTCGACAACATCCTCAAGCGCCACGGCCTGCCACTCAAGTTTGAGGATGAGCTGCGCAAGGCGGCGGCTGAGTTCCGGGTGGACCCGAAGGCCGACCTGTGGAAGCTCCCGGCGCGCTACGTGGGCGAATACGCTGAGGCTGACGCTATCCGACCACTGACCCTCTTGCGCAAGCAGGAGGCTGAGATTGAGGAACAAGGGCTGGGCCGCATCTGGAGCCTGGAGACGGCGGTCACGCCAGTCCTTGTCAAGATGCGACGACGCGGGGTGCGTGTGGACTTCGACCACCTTGACAAGGTGGAACGCTTCTCCATGGCGGAGGAGATGAAGGCCTGGGGCGAGGTCCAACGCCTGACCGGCGTGGCGATCCGCGTGGGTGATGCCATGAAGGCTGAGGTCGTGGCTCAGGCACTTCGGGCTGCTGACATCCCGGTCTACAACACAGCCAAAGGCAAGGCGTCCATCACCAAGGACTACCTTGACGCCTTGGACCACCCCCTTGGGGAGTTGATCCGCCGGGCACGCAAGATGAGCCAGCTGCGCTCCACCTTCGTGGCCGCGATCCGCACTCACGCTATTGGCGACCGCATCCACTGTACGTTCAACCAGATCGTGCGACAGGAGGATGACAGCGATGAGACTGAGGGCGCAGCCTTCGGCCGACTGAGTTGCCAGGACCCGAACCTACAGCAGCAACCGGCACGCGACCCTGAGCTGGGACCTTTCTGGCGCAAGGTGTACATACCGGATGAGGGCGGCCTGTGGGGCAGCCTCGACTACAGCCAGCAGGAGCCGCGCCTGGCCGTCCACTTCGCCATAGCCTCTGGCATGCAGCGACTTGGACAGAGGGCCTTCGCCTCCGCTGAAGAGGCTGCCCGACGATACTGGAGCGACCGGAACACGGACGCCCACACGATGTTCACCCAGCTGGTGCACGGTGACGACGCCTTGGAGCGCTTGGGCAAGGCTGGCTTCAAGCAGGCCCGCACGATCCTCAAGAACATCTACCTGGGCATCTGCTACGGCATGGGTGAGCCCAAGATGTGTCGTCAGCTGGGCCTCCCCACCAAGATCAAAGAGGACGAACGCAGTGGCAAGCGGTTCGAAGTGGCCGGTGACGAAGGCCGCGCCATCCTCGACCAGATCGAAGCTCGGGTGCCGTATGTAAAGGCAACCGCCAAGGCTGTTGAGAAGGTGGCCAAGGCTCGTGGTTACATCGTGACGATTGGCGGACGGCGCTGCCGCTTCGCTAAAGATCAGTTCGGGAATTTTGATTGGACTCATAAAGCATTCAATAGAGCCATTCAAGGCTCAGCGGCTGACCAGACGAAGGCCGCCATGGTGGCGCTGGACCGGGAGGGTTTCCCCCTTCAGCTCCAGGTGCACGATGAATTCGACTGGAGCCTGGGGAGCGTCGAGGAAGGCCGCCGCGCCGCTGAGATCATGGAGAACGTGATCCAGTTGAAGGTTCCCTCCAAGGTGGACCTTGAGGTGGGGCCGTCCTGGGGCGAGATCAAGGACGCGGCGTGACCCTCAACCGCCTGTAGTCGCGGTTGCAACCATCGACCAGGTAGGGTGCGACTTCCGAAGTGGAGGGCCTAGAGCCGTGAGCGTGTACACCTGGGCGTTGAAGGCCCTTCCGGGTCAGAAGATGACCTACTTCAAGTGCGATAACAAGGACCCGCGCAGGACGCAGGAGGACCACGCGTCACTCCACAGCGCGATGAAGGCCAGCGACGAAGGGCTGGTGTTCCTGGCCCAACGGCGCATCCTGCGGGGACCGCACAGCGGCTGGCTGTACTACGAGGCCACTCGGATCACCCCCCGGATCGCCAAGAAGCTCGGCGTGTGGCCGAGCGACATCCGGGTGGTGAGCTATGTGCCCCTGCGCAGCTCCGGACGTCTTGAGGCAATGTTGGACAAATGATCCTCTCTGCTCAATCGATTAGGCTTAACAAGCTGCTAGAGCCTTGCCACCCGCGCACCGAGCGCAATGGTTTGACCTATGGATTGGGGCCTTGCGGCTATGATTTACGGTTGGACCTCGGGAATGGAAAACAAGAGCGCTACCTACGGAGCGGTGAATTCATTTTGGCTGCCGCCTTGGAGCGCTTCACCATGACTCCGTCTATCATGGCGAGAGTTTGCGACAAATCGTCTCTGGCACGGCGTGGACTATCGGTGATGAATACTGTCATCGAGCCTGGTTGGCGAGGCTTTCTGACTTTGGAGCTAGTCAACCACGGCCACAAAGTGATTCGTTTGGAACAAGGTCAAGCCATTGCGCAGGTGATTTTTGAATGGTTGGACGCTCCAACCGAGCTGCCTTATCCCGAGACAGCGAAATATCAAGATCAAGAAGCTGGACCGCAGGCAGCCAGATAATGAATCTTGAGCGCATTTACAATGACTTCATACAGTCTCGACGCCTCATTCAACACGCGTTGGTCGTGTATGAAACACACCATGTTGTGCCCAGATCGCTGGGTGGTACAGATGCGCCTGATAATCTAATCAAACTGTCTCATGGCGATCACCTTTTTGGACATCTGCTATTGGCTAAAATACATGGTGGCCCAATGGTGTCCGCGTTTGTGTTGATGTTGGATAATGAGCGTTACGCAGGAAGGCATTCGCGTTTGAAACATGCTGACTTGCGTAGAGCTTATGCCCAACGGAAATCTGTTCAACGTCAGGGCCAACGGCACTCTGACGCGACCATAGAGAAGATTACCATTGCTCGTAGACAGAGGGGTTCGACCTCTGTGGAAACGCGAGCCAAAATATCTGCTTCTAAGCGCGGCATCAAACCTAGCGAGACAACACGCGCTAAGCTGTCTGCGGCTCGCGCTGGTAAATCTAGAGGTCCCTGCCCTGCAGAGAGACGAGCTAAAATATCAATGGCTCTGACAGGTCGTAAAGGACACCCATGTTCAGAAGAACATAAAGACAAACTTCGGACTATTATGCTTAAGCGTCACTCCAATGGGGAGTTCAACCATGGATGAAGCCGACGCCTGGAGCCACCTGAGGCCGCACCTCGTGGCGTTCGACATGGACCCGGTTCGTGTCGAGAACATCCTGATGGCCGGCACCCCGGACGTCAACTACAAGCACGGCTGGATTGAGAACAAGTATCTGGACGCCTTCCCTGTGCGTCCAGATACTCCCGTCAGGGTCAAGTTCCGGCCGGACCAGGTGCCGTGGCTCACTCGCCGCTGGTACAAGGGCGGCCTGGCCTGGGTGTTCGTCCGGGTGGGCAAGGAACTGTTCCTGTTCAGTGGCTTCGACGCCATGGCCGTCAAGCAGGGCCTGACACAGCGTGCCTTCCGCGACATGGCCGTGTGGTCTGCCCAGATCGGCAAGATCAGTCGCAGCGACACGTTGAGTCTGAAGCGCTGGCTCACCGGGATTGAGGACCACTTCCCGGCACCTGACCGCGCTCGGTTCCACCGACTGCGTTGCCTGAAGACGGTGGAGCAGACGGCTGCTGCGTTGGGCTGGGCACCCTGGTCAGTGATCTTCTGCGAACGCACCTACGGTGTGCGCACTGACGACCTGCTGGCGTATTGGGAGAACTAACAAGTGAGCTTACCCAAGGGTCAACCCAAGGAGGCAGTGGCCTTCCTGGACAAGTTCCGCACCGGCGGTCCTTGGGTGCTGACGGC